TGAATATGCAGTAGGTGTTAAGACTATACTTGCTTTATTGTTTAAGTCTTTTAAGGTCGCATCTGTGCCATCTGAGTTCTCGTAATAGTCAGAGTGGTTGTATAGCTTATTGGTCGCTGCGTGGTCGTAGTACACATCGCCAAAGCCCTCTGCATTAGGATTTCCGAAGTTGCTTCTGTGATATATTTCGTTTGGCATCTAAATATTTCTTTAACTTAATTATGTTCTCCTTTTTTGGTTTATACTTGCTTATAGTACCCATCCGTGAAACAAACTGTCTTTATCTGGGTGAATATCCTCATTATTATTTGTGTAATATTCTGGAAACTTGCTATCAGCATTATAACTCATATAGTCTATAAATCGTTGAGTGTAATACTCGGCATAATCTCTTTCCTTACTAATTAACAAATCAACCTCTTCTTTATTCGCTATTGTACTGTTCTCCGAGCTATGCTTAAATACGCCACCATTAGAGATGCTGTATGCAGCAAACGGAAGATATTCAGTCATAGCATAATGAATAAGCATAGGCTGTATGTAATCGTTTACTAAATCTAAATAGTCTCCAGTAAGAGTATTTGCAATAATATCTGCGCTTATCTTATCATACAAGTCAGTACCCATATAATTTCTAACGTGAATCTCTTGAGCTATCTTAATAAACTGTATGAACTTGTCGGTGTCCACATTAGCATTTAATGCGGTGTTCTTTACAAGGTCGGCTCTCTTTATAAATAATGCAGTTGCCATATTACTCCTCTGTTTCTATTTTAGTTTCTTCTTCAACTTCGTCTTTCTTTACGCCAGTCTCTTTCTCTACTTCACTCTCTGAAATAGCATTTGTTAAATCAGTAAACTCAAGAGGCTGTAATGTCTTGAAGTATATATCTAAATCAATTCCGTTGTATGCAAGAACCTTCTCAAGCTCATCTATGATTGTTACTTGCATAGGGCGAATAACAGTATTGTCCATAAGAACTGATGCTGTCTGTAGCTCTTCAGCATTATTACCAAGACCAGTTGAATCTTTGATACCAACAAGCATAGGCGATACGATTCGGTGAGACACCATTACTTTACGCATAGACTCATCAGATAAGAATTGATACTGCTGGTGAGCGTCAGATAACTGCACTGGCTCTATTGTAGCTGCAAGCTCTTTCGAGTCGTTAAACGCCAAGATAAAGCGACCTGCGTTAGAACTGCCGCTAAACTTATCTACAATGCTTCTTTCAATCATATCACGTTGCTCATCTGGTGGAACACCGTTATTGAAGTTAATAAGCATAGAAGGCGCAAGACCATTCTGTATGTTGTTAATGTGATAGTTCGCTACTTCTTCTTCGAGCTCTGCATATTGTAATCCACCCTGATAATCTACTGGCGAATAATATTTATAACCAGCTCTGTATGGCTTGATGTACAATATCTCAAGTGGCGAATTAGAATAGCCAAATGCAGGGATTCTCTTTAGCTTAGTTCTGTTGTTTACATTCTCCCAATCAGAACTGTAGTAGTAAGCAACTATCTCCCCTTTTGAATTGCATTTCTCAGCTCTAAGTGTTTCTACAGGGATGTGCTCTACAGTAGCAATCTTCTTTCTATCTTTAGTGTATATAATCTGAAGTGCAGCTTGACCCATCATTTTGTAGTCGTAGCATATCTTCTTCATACAGTCCTTAGTGAGAAGTTCTTTCATCTCATCGTACTGTTCTTTCTTTTCAGCACTATCCGTAGCATCTAATCCTTTGCCGTAAATCATTTCTGCAATACCGTTAATCGCAGCGTTATTTGTTGGCGAACCATTATATCTATCTATAAGGTACTCGAAGTAGTTATTGTCATCGCCATACGATATCCAATCCCGATTATTATATTCCTTTATATCAGGTCTTGAATAAGACTCAAGATTCACAATGTGTATCTTACCATCTTTTACCTGTGGCATAGGGCGATTATTATTTCTTTTTACTTTACGACTCATAATATAACAAATTCATTATCGTAGCTATCTTCAACTACATAATCATCTTTATGTACGTCAAACTTCTCATAGTCAGTTTGATTAGTACAGAACATAAGACCTTTATAAATCACGTTAGAACCATCTTTTACCTCAAATGAATAGAATCTATCCTCAACAAGAGAAAAGCTGCCAGAGAGCGTCATAAATGGGTCTGAGGAGGTCTTAGATACACTTACAGTAGTAGTGGTGTTCTTACTTTTATCAGTAAGCTCAAGAGTTGGCGCACTCGCATCAGAACGAGGAACTATCTTTAACTCTTGTGCGTCAGTTGATGTGCTTAATACGTGCATACCAAAGTAACGAAAATACAATATTTTGTTTTCATTACACAAAAAAATAGGGGATGAAAACACCCCCTATTAGATTCATAACCCTATTGAATTTATGAAGGGTCTCTTTGAGTAGATTCTGAAGCTGTAGCACTTGACATACCTGCAAATGGGTCAGAGTCAGTTCCACCATCAATGAATGAAGGCATACGAAGCTCGTTAGCAGTTAGTGTAAGTGTATATCCATTCAAATCACCCATAGCAGTACCAGTAACAGCAGTACCGCCAGTAACATCAGCACCATTATCAGCACCAACTAATAAGAACTTATCATCGAATGTTTGAACAACAACGTGAGGTCTCCCGTACGCCATTAGTTTCAATTCTTTGTTGTCCTCTTTAGTCAGCTTGAATAAAGTGAGGTTTACGACTTGCTCAAAGAATGTAGTTCCGTTCTCAAGAGAAGACGTAATGTTAGTTTCGAGGGAAGAGTTACCTTTAACGTCGTAAGTGTGGTAAGTGAAAGTTCCTGTCATATCAGTAATTTCGTCACTGCTACCAAAAGTTAGCGTTCCTAAATCACCGAAATCTGCAAAGTGAATTTTCTTAATACCACCAACGGCATCCTTACAAGGTCTTAATCTTCCGCCAGTTAAATCACAAGCCATATTATAAGTATTAAAAAGGGGATGAGTTTAACACCCCCTTATATTAGACGATTAATTATTAAGCAAGAGTCTGTAATACGAGGTCACTACCGATTCCGTATTGGACACCAGATGTAAAACGCATTATCACACGAACATTCTGACTCCCGTCAATGTCCGCCATATCTATCAACTTAACTTCGTTGTGGTCAGCTAATAGACCAGTACCAAATGTCAAGTTAGAAGCCTCACCTGCAACGATGTGGTCAGAAGGCATACCAGGAGCTTGTTGGATTTTAATACCTTCAAAAGAAAGTGCATTCCCCTGATTGTACCATTGAGTTCCTTTGTCTCCAGTACCAGCAGCACCAAGACCAGAAGCTCCAAATCCACCAAGTGCACGAACATAAGCCTGAAGGGCTGCAGTAGGTACATAGATAGTTAAGTCCTCTTTTCCGTAAACAGCAGAAGGAATTGAATCTACCACATTACCTAACAATGAAATGATGTTAGCAGATGTGTATGAAGTTTCAGAACCGTTAGCAGCGTCATTAACATCAGAGTCAGCAGCCATAAGAACTGTGAAACCGTCAAATTCACCTGCGTTACCGTCAACGCCTCCCCAGATGTTTTGCTCAGTTTTCTCAGCAACTTTAGCAGCAACGTGACCTAATACAAAGTCAGCAAATTTAGGAGGCAAGTTGTCAAATGCAGAATATCCCATTTGTACAGCTTCCCAATCGCTACGAAAATCTTTTTTACATAGTTCGAGGTTTACTTGGAACTCTTCTGGTTGAAGAATTCTTTCAGTAAGCGTAAGTGCACTTGAAGTAGCAGAGAAGTCACATCCAGCATTAGCAATAATGTCTGTGGAGGCGATTTTCTTTACAACTTCCTTGAACTTTACGTTTGGTTTGATAGTAATAGAACCATCAGCCAATGTCTTACCACTTAGTAGAGCAGCAGAAATATATTTCCCTGCAAACTCACCAGCGTAAGTTGAAGTGATACTGGCAACAGAGCCAGTTAAGTTTACTTGTTGTGTGCTCATTTTTATTTATATTAATTTAGAAAATACATTGTCAATAGTAGAAGCATTACGATTTGTTGAATAACGTAATACATCTTTCTTTTCGTCTTCTTGGTTAGGTGCGTGGTTGATTGGCTCAACTGCTGGTTCAGCAGATAGTTTCTCAATCTGTGCACTTAACTCAGACTTTTCTTGTTCGTAAGATTCTCTTTCCTTTGACATATCACCTTTCATAGACTCAATCATATCTTTGAGCTGAGAGATTTTACTGTCAAATTCATCACGAGAAACATATTTATCTTCTTCTAATTCTTCTTCTTCTTCAGACTCTTCTTCAGATTCAGGAGCTTCTTGCTCATCCTCTTCAGCTAATTCTTCGGAAACTTCATCAGATAGTTCAGTAGTCTCTTCGACTACTTCTTCGTTTTGTTCAGACAACGCAACTTCTTCCTTGACCTCAACTTCGGGAGTAACTTCTTCGGCAGCAACTTCTACGTTATCTACTTCTTGTTTTACCTCTTCAGAATTAATCATAGAAAGTTTCTGCATAATGTCTTTTAAAATAAGAGTTGCTTTACCTTCCATAATAAAATTTAACTTTAAAGTATATAATAATAACTAATAATAATTCCTCTGTTAGATTTTCCCAATACCTTGAGCTCTCAATGTTCCATCGCAGCATTTGCGAGAATATCTCTTTCCATCTTTGCATAAACAACCACGTCTTGAATTGCGTGGAGATGTTGTGCTTGGTGTTTCAAATGCTTTTTTCATTTCTTACTTGATTTTGGGTGTTTCTTTGGTAATAGGTCGTAATCTGTTGTGTATTTGGTGTTCTGAGGTCTTCCGTTCTTCAGCAAGTATATATAAGCGTTAACTCTCGCTTGTGCCCACTGCTCGGCTGACTTTACCATAGGACTATGTGACGTTTGAAATGCGCCAACACCACGCTGATATACAGACTTGAGTTGACCTACAGTAGTTCCGTAACCGAGTTTAGATTTATACTTCTCGTTAAAGTCACCTGCTTTCTTCTGTAACGACTTTAGCACTCTGGCTGGAACAGATACTCCCCTTCCTTTCCCAGCAGCTCCTTTTGGATTGCGTTTGCTACCTCTCTTTGGAGCAGGGTTTTTAGTATCGGAACTTGGTGCTTTCGGGCTTCTAATAATTCTTCCTTTGTCATCGTACTTTGCTAATTTATGTTCTTTGCAAGGCATATACCAAGTATCACCATCTACATCGTGAGTATGATATCCTTCGCAACCAATATCCTTTGCAATTCTTAACGCCTCTTCCTTTGTGTCATAGGCGAGTCTCCCATCAATCTCTTTAGATGCTAAATCTAATTTAGATTCCTGAGAGTTTATCTCATCGAGCTTACCTTCTGCCCAACGGATTCCTTCTTCGCCTCCCCAAGCATCCCACAGAAGACCACCACAACCTTTATTGTATGGTTCATTTTTCTTTTTCTCGAATCTATTGTAAGATGCCATCTCTGATATCAAACAACGAGATAATGGTTTACCATCAACTAATAGTTTGGCGAATTGCCACGCTTGAGGCGTTCCACATCTTGGTTTATTGCTATCATAGTACGCAAGAGCTTGTTTAGCGTTCTTTCTGGCAGCAGAAGGGTAATCTTTGTATGTTTTGTCGTATAAACCGAGTTCAAGCTCTTCAGATAGCTCGTGACAGTCGCAATTAAGGTCTAATTCGCCTAATTCACGCAGTTTAGACCTACTCCAAGCCAATCCTGCCTTACCACCCCATAAAAGGTATGAAATTGTGCCACAAGCCTTAGAATCGCTTGGGTCATAGTATTCGGCAGCTCTTGATAAGTAAGAATACATCCTCTTTATCGTGGACACACTGAGTTTTTCACCCCTACTGAGCTGCTGTGCTCTTATTTTCCCCACAGAGGTGGCGCACTTATTGTTTACCTTTTTATTTAGCTCAATACCACGCTTTGCGTTGTTTCTAACGCCACTTCCATAGTCTCCGTATGTAGCTAATTCGTATTTATCGCCAAGAATTACGTTAGCAACCTCTAATAGTATTTGCTTAGCCTCGTTCTCTTCTTCTAAGTTAGCTATTTGAGACATAGCAACCTCATCAGTGAAATAACCCTCAATAGAGAAGCCTTTTACCTTACCAGATTTAACATAATCATCCCAAACTTCTTCATTATTGACCTTCATAGATACCATCCAAGTACCTACAGGCATATCTAAACCGTATTTACGGCTCTTGTCGTGCACTTTATCCTCTACAATCCACGATTCTACCACAGACAGTCCGTTAAGCTCTGCTTGGTGCTCTAAAGTGCTTTTATTTTGATTACCACGCATCAAAAATAGCTCTGACGCTTTGCGTACAGTGTCTTCTGAGAAGTAAATGTAGTATTCATCCTCGCCATTACGTCTGTAGATGTTCTTATTAGGGATTAGTGCTGCACCCATAAGAATCTTCTTCTCTTTATCTACTTCGGCAAGTTTTACTTCTTTCTCTTCGGATAGGGCGATAAAATGCTCTTCTATCGCTGGTTTCTCTACTATTGAAATGGCATCTATGCCAGAGAACAATCCTTCTTCATCTATAAAAAGTTCTATAATTCTCATACTATTAAATTAACCGAATGATGCGGTGTTTGTTATGTTTCTATCAAGTTCTTGTTGTGTAGATATATCTTTACCTACTACAAATGCTTTTACTGGCTTAGCTTGTTGACCTGCAACGGATTCAGCTAACTGAGATGTCTGAGATGCGCCAACAACATTAAAGTCTGGTGCTTGAATTGACCTACCACCTCCTGCTGAACCACCAGAACCTGCGCCTCCACCAGTAACTTTGCTTTGATATTTTTGACGAGCTATATTTGCTACGTTGGCGAGTCCAGCAGCAATAGTTACTGCCTGTTGTACAGCTGCTCTTACTGGAGACAATACGTCTCCAGGAAAGAGCTGAGAACCATAAGCTAAGAAACCATTCTGGTAAACAGTCATTAAAGCCTGACTAACTCTCATCGCTTTATCTCTCTCAAATTGTTTTCTTGCTATTTTGTCCTTCTTAACTGCAAGTTCTCTTTCAAGTCTATCTTGTTCATCAGCATTACCCTCAGCAGCTTCAATTCTTCTGGAATAATTTTCCTCTAACTCTATAGTTTGATTCTGAGTGGAAACCTCGAAAGTCTGACTTAACGCTCCATAAACTTGCTGATATTGCTCCATTATGAATCCAAACTTCTCCTCTTGAATTGCCTGTTCCTCCTCTGATAATTGCTTTTTTAGTTGGTGTAAACTTAATTCAGCTTGAGCTTTTGCTTCAGAACCCTCTTCCTCCATTCTAACAACCCTCTCAGCTCTCTCTATGTCTTCATTCATTCTCTCAACATTACGCTGTCTTTCAAAGAGTGCATAGTCGCCAACTATGCCAGACTCCTCATCCATAAGCGCAGCTTTAGCATCTAAAGTCTGTCTTTCGAGCTCCTGAACCCTTTCCTGCTCAGCCATCTGTTCCTCAAATTCAGTTCTTCTGAGTTGAGTTCTTTTTGTTCTAAAAGAAGACTCCAATTCAATCATAACCTGATTGTGCTCTTCGTCGGCTAATTCTATAGATTCATTGTACTCATCATTAGCCTTCTTTCTTTCATCTGCGTCTTCAGTGGTTTCTAAGAACTCATCTAATCTAAGTTTTTGTTTAGCCTTAAATGCTTTAACTCTTATATCGAGTTCTTTCTTAGCGTTTTCTTCTTCGAGATTGATTAACTCATCTCTTGTCATTAGCTCTTTGTCTATAGCCCTTTGTCTATAGCTTTCTTCTAATTTATCCAGATTAAGAAGGTGTTGTTTAAATGATTTTTCTCTTCTTCCATATCCCTTTTTCCTGTCGTTATCCATAAAGATACCGAGTTTCTTCAGTTCTTCTGTCAATTCAGATATTGTACCTTTCGTCTTCTCTATTTCTTCCTGTTTATTTTCCTCTCCTTTAACAACCAAGTCTGATGTAACAGAAAGTGCTGATTGACCTTTTGCAAGAGCTTTAAATTTATCTATCAGAACCTCAACAACAGAAACATTGTCACTTGTAGCAGAATCTTGAAGTAATTGAAGTTTAACATATTCTTCTTCAATAGCATTCAATAAACTTTGAGACCTTGCTTTTCTTTCAAGTAAAACAAGGTAATCTTCAAGTGCTGAAGTAGATTCTTTAGTTAATTTACCCTCTTCATCTAAAAGTGGATTTAAGTCTTCGTGCTCCTTCTTTACTCTTTTTAATATGATTTCTTTTTGTCTATTGCTAACTGTATTATCATTCAATAGAGTTTCCATTGTACGCAAAAAACCTATCTGTTTTCCGAATACATCTGTAGCCTCTTCCGTTGATTCCTTTAATAATCTCATAGCCCTCGAAACACCATTAAGTTCGCTTATGAACTCTATGAATCTCTTAGACTGTAAAGCACCAATCAATAATTGAACACCAAGTAAAACACCACCAGTTCCCAAAAGAGATTTACCTAATTGTTTGAATGATTCACCTACACCACCTGCCGTTTTAACGAAGCTACCAAATAAACTCACTAATTGAGATAAGTTGTTAGCCATAGCCGTAAATCCGTAACTCGCATCAGAAGCTAACCGACCAGATTCAAGTAAGATTGCGTTATTAAGACCAGCTTGTGTTTTTGATGCTTTAAAAGCCTCTGACGTAGATTTGGTAGATTGAGCTAAACCTAAAGATGATTTTGCAGCAGCAACATTTAACTCTTTTTGTATCTTTATCTGCTGATTTACTTTTTCAAGCTCAATAGCTTCTTGCCTCTGTAAATCAGATAATTTCTTTGTTGCGCTTGATAGTTGGTCTGTTGACTTATTTACGCCTTCAGCTCCCTTGAGCTGTATAGATATTATGATGTCTTGTTTAGCCATTTCTGTATGATTTTGATTTTCTTACTCTCTCTAACACTCCTTTAGTTTCCTTCCAATCTCTTGGTGCTTTATACATTCCTTTGGCGATATCTACGTTATGAGATACGCCATACCAATCAGAAAGCTGCAATAAGTCTATAATATCTTTTATCATAATACGTTCAGTAGTTCTAATTTAGACTCACCTGTTTTTAGGTTGGTGTCTATTGAATTTATCGTAAATACTTTGTCGCCAATCTGAAATCTATCGTTTAGCTTATAATTAAGTAACACACTACTTGGTAAATGTGCTGTTAGCTTAAATATACGTTTCTTTGCGTTGAAGACATCTTCTATGTATGTTTGATAGAATTTCTTGAACAACGAGTTAGTTGTTCCGTTGTAGTCTGTGAGATTCCACTCGTCAACCTCATTATCAAAGTTTAGTGTAAACGCTGGTGCTGTAGAAGAAGTTCCGTTCTCGTTTGTATTTGATGGCTTCCAGTAATTAAACAACTCATCATTATCAGAACCAGTATTATAATTTATTCCATTACCAGCAGTTAATCCAGTTATTCTTATGCCGTAAAACAAAACAGGCTTTGTCAAAACTGGGTCATAATTTGCTGATGGTTGACCTCCAGCATCGATATCAGAAGCGTCTGGCTTAAAATTATCTCCAGCAGAATATCCCCATTGAATTGATGTTATTGAATTGTCATCCTCATCAAACAGTCTTTCAAATTTAAGGTGCTCGAACGGAACTTTAACCTTGTATGGTTTACCTCTATCTACATTAGTTGGTTTGAACTCTTCATCACCAAATATATGGTTAAATGATTCCTTATGTTGCTTCATAAGTAGAGTCTTTGGCTCTTGATATTCAAGTTCAATTTCACTAAATGGTATAGTTGATTCTACATCGTGCTCTGATGAATCAACGTATCTTGTTATGTCAAATATACTTGGGTTATCATCATAAAAATCATCAAGAGGTATCATTCTGATTTTACCGTAATTAGAATCACTTTCGTCATCAATATAGTAAACAGTTAAGTTAAACATCTTGAGTATTCCAGATATAAAATCCATAACCTTTATTTTAGGTATTTCTTCTGAAATAATAACTTCGCTTTGAACGGATATAGCTCCACCACAATCAAGGTCTTCTTCCTCAATATATCCAGTTCCGTCATCACCTCCAATAAATAATGTGGGCGTAAATTCAAATTGGTCTCCAGATGTTTTTACTATAAACTTAAACACACTTCCTTCCATATCTCCCACTATATCTAAGAAATCGGTATTAGAAGTACCTACATTATTATTTGAGTTTGATACAGGAATTCCATCTCTGTATATCTCAACATCATACTGCGTAGATGTATAGGAGGGAGTGGGTGTTATCGTTAGTTCTATCTTAACATCTTCAACTTCTGTGTCCATAGACTGTAATGTCAATTCCTCACCACTTGAACTTATAGAAACAAGAGTGTCGTGGTCAACGTGAACCCAAGAACTAAGAACCCTAATCTTATCTTCAGCACTTTCTTTTCCGCCTAATACACCCTTTGTTCTACTAAGCCACATATATAGATTACTCATAGGCGTGGTAGATATAAAGTCAGAATCAACAAAGTTTATACCGTATTTTGTTTCTATAGCAGATATTATATCCTTTACTTTTATTGCGGGTTTTAGCTGACTATACCTCAAAGCCACATCAACTGAATGAGAGCTATTGTGTTCGTATAAATTGCCATCAAGTGTATTATCATCGTGTCCAGACGTACCTGAATCAAAATAGAGTCTTTGTGTATGAGTGATTAATGGGTATATGATTGACTCTGAAAAATACCCAGTGGTTAATCCAGTTTGAACTTGACTGTTTCCGTAAGAGTGGTCAAATGCACTTAGGTCTAATTGACTAAGTTCATCATCTCCAAATAAATCAGTTAGCGTTACTGTATTACCGAAGAATGTAACATTGTAAGCATACGCTTTGTTATTCTTCATTTTTACGCCATTCAAAAATATCTTACCTCTTCTGAAGGGTATATAATTTATTTCTAAAATAGCATCCGCCTTCTTTCGAGCGTCAAATGCGCCCTCAGATATAAAGTAATTATAAAAGTGCTTAAATAACTTATTGTTCTTTTTAGAGGCAGGTAGAGTGAACGACTGAGAGAAATCAGTAAACACTTTAGATATATCACGAATATCCTGTATCTTAGATGTGACTGAAATTGTTTCATCTTCAAATAAATCAACTTGATTAAATCCCCTGTATATTCTGTAATTTATATCCTGAGCTCCTTGACCGTATATAGTTTCACTCAACACTAACACTGTTTCGCTACTAACACTTGTTATTCTTGCTTCAAAGAAATCTCCAAGCTCATCTCTATTTTCTATATAATCTCCAGCCTTAACTCCGCTACTTATAAATGTAGCATCAGGGTCATAAAGCTCAGTGCTTACCTGCTGAGTTTGTCTTGTGAATCCTGATAACTCAAACGTATCTCTTATATAAAGTACAACCTTATTCATTATCGAATAGTGTTTATCTTATCAAACGCAAAGTCAAATTCTACTGTATAGTTTACGAGCTTGTCGTTAGTTCTGGTTTTGAATTGTAACGACTGTGTTTTTGGGCGTAAAGGGAATACCTCTTCAGTATCAGTTAGTCTTGTCATCCACACTTGTTCTGATAGCATAAGTTGTCTGAATACTTCATTATACTCCTCGTCTATATATCCAGTGTTCATTGTGATGCTTTCTTTACCTACTAAATCTAACACTCTATTCTGATGTGCGGAGGTATCATAGGTTGGTGTAGAAGAGAAATTCATTACAGATGCTTTGTAATCGTTTGACTGCACTTCTATTGAATTAATACTCTTCTTATCAAACCACAAATCCTGTAGTGCACCATATTTATTTACAAAGGTAACTTTGATTGGGTCGTATATAGAGCAATCAAGTGTCCTTATTTCTACAACTTCAGGTGAATTGCTCGAATTAATTATTATTTTATCAACTGGACTTGTATCTACATCTCTAAGAAATCTATCTAAGCATACTGATTCCTCAAGTGTTCCTCCATCATTTAAAACTCTCTCTTGATATGTATCTGTATCTGAATTTACATAAGAATATATGTATTGAATTTTTTGATTGGTGTTATCGTTATCAGATATTCCATCTGTTCTAATTTCTGTGTTATTGTTAAAATAAGTAACTGAAGTTGTGTCTTCAGCGAAAATTGGTATATTTACATTATAATCACTTGGGCGATAGATTATTTTATTTGACTGAAGTAGTGTGCGGCTTGGCTCAGGATTTACACCTTCTTCAAAGTA